GTGGGATGTCCGCCAGGAAGCCAAAAAGGAAGTCGGCAAAATTAAAGAAGAAACAAGCGCCACTATCCAGCGCGAGCAATGGGAAAAGCACCTGCGCGAGATGGACGCCAAGGCCAAGGAAGACATCAAGGAAATCAAAGATTGGGACGAAGTAGCCAAATCCGCCGCTGAGGACGAAGACGCCATCGAATGGACCGTAGAGGAGCATCCGACCCTGATGGGCCTGATTGCCTCCTCCGACATGAAGGCGCGAATCCTGTACCACTTTGCCAAGAATCCGGCGGATCTCCAGAAGATGCTCGACCTGACTTCTGAGCCATCTTCCCAAATCCGTCAATTCGCAAGACTTGAAGGGCGCATTGAAAAGATGTATAGTAGCGATGAGCCCAACAAACCGGCCGCGCAAGCCGTAGAGGTAACTCTTAAAGACCGCACGCACCCCGCAGAGGAGAAATCCGGGCGGAACTCAGCCAGTGAGCGAGATGCTGGCAAACCGAGGCCATCGACGGAAGTCGCTGCTCGGGGAGGTTCCGCACCACCTGAGGAGCCCAGAATTGGGTCACCGGCGTGGCACCAGCGGGAAAACGAACGCGAACGATCCATGCGCGGGCGCTAATCCCCAGATCAGCATTCCCCTAGAACCCCGGTAATCCTTTAACCGAGGTGAGGAATGCCCATTAACTCCGTTCCAGTCAGACTGGAAGTGACGGCTGAAGCTCTGCGCATGTTGTACAACAATCTGGCGATCATTCGCTCGATTGGGCGTGAGCATCAGACCTACTTCCAGCAGAGCACTCCCATTGGGACAACGCTCCAGATCAAACGCCCGTGGCGTCCTCAGGGACGGCAGGGGCAAGCCTTCCAACCCGAGCCCATCGTGCAGACCACGGTGCCTCTGTCCATTTCCTACTGGCGCGGCGGGGACTTCATCTATAACGACACCGACGAAGCTCTTTTCCTCGACATGCCCCGGTTCAAGGAAGAGTACATCCGCCCGATGGCGCTGATGATCGCCAATCAGATCGATGCGGATGCGGCGGCGTTCATCCAGACCACGGCTCCCAACTTCGTGGGAACTCCGGGGACCCTGCCGACGACTACCGCCACCTACAACCAGGCGCGGACTTCGCTCAACAAGTTGCTCGCTCCCGACCCGGATCGCTCTGTTATCTGGACCTCGGATTACGAGCAGAACATGGTGGGCCTGTCGCAGACCCTGTTCAATCCGCAGGATGTCGTGGGCAAGCAATACCTGACCGGCGTGGTCGGGCGCTATGCGGGCTTCGACTTCATGCGCGATGAGCAGATTCCGTCCTTCACGGTCGGGACCTATTTGGGCGCGGGGCAGGTGAACGGAGCAAATCAGGCCGGAACAGCCCTGATTACCGACACATGGACCTCGGCGAGCTTGGCCCTGAATCCCGGAGACCGCTTCACCATCGCGGGCGTGTACAAGGTCAACCCCTCGGGACTCCATACCGCCTATACCAGCACGCAGAACCTGATGCAGTTCGTGATTACGCAGTCGGTGACCGACACCACGGGAGCGGCGACCTTCCAGATTTACCCGCCGATTATCCCTTCCGGCCAGTTCCAGAACTGCTCGAACTCGCCCGCCGATAACGCCCTCATCACCATCCAGGGATCGACCGGCCAGCAGGTAAATACGGCGTTCTATCTCCAGAAAGACGCCTATACCGCAGCCTTCATCAAGCTGCATCGGCCCAACAATGTCGAATGCGAAGTGATGGGCGGCGCGGAAGATGGCGCACCGGGCATCTACATCCGCAGCATCCGGCAATGGCAGTCTTCCGGCCCCTACCAGGGCTATGAGACGGAAAGAATGGACGTTATCTATGGGTTCGCGGCGCAATACGCGGACTACATGGCGGGCGTCATCTACGGCTAAGGAGACACGAACATGAGTACCGCACTGACTTCCACGACTCTTTCCGCCGCCGTCTCGCTTAACGCGAGCCTTATCAATGTAGCTTCCGCTGCTGGCATGTATGCTCCGCAAAGCGGCGGCATCATGCAGAAGCTCTACGTTATCAACCCGGAAACCACCAAGGGCGAATTGATGGATCTGACGCCGGGGCTCAACGGGGCTGCGATCCAGGTAGCCCGTAACTCCCTGTTCCGGCAGGCGTTCGTTTCAGGCGCTTACGTCATCATCGGGCAGTCGCCCGCTAACGAAGCGATTGGCCTCGGCCCGTCGTTCTTCGAGTACGATCCAGTGGGGGCGGTCACTGCGGTAAACGTGCCCATCACTCCCTGGATCAACGTCACCAACGGCAACCAGTGGCTGCGGTCGGTCGATGGTCTGTGGGTTCCCGGCTTCGGGAATCGCACCGCAGGCCCCGGCGTTACCGCGACGGTGCCGTCATTCGCCGGTGTCATTCTGCCTTCCGGCCCGCTGTTCCATGTAACTGGCGCGGAGGCTGTTACCGGCTTCACGCTTCCGGTGGGCTTCACGGGCGGATCGTTCTCGATCATCCCCGATGGCACCTTCACCTGGACCACCGCAGGGAATATCGCGGTTGCGGGAACCGCCGTGGTTAGCAAGACGCTTACCTTTACCTGGAGTTCGCAGGACGGTAAGTTTTATCCCAACTACGTAGCATAAACAGAGGGGGCGCAAGATGCGGATAATCCCGGTTCCTGCGCCCTACTCCAGAAAAGTCGAACAGAGGGAGGAAGACATGGCAGTAATTCAGGCATACCGGGGTGATATGAAGACCGGCGGGCTCAAGGAAAGCCTCGCTAAGTTCACCCGGCACCATCAGGAAGAGTCCGGGCAGCTGCTGAACATCAGCGGCATCGATACGGTCGATGAGAGGGGGAATGTGAACGTGCCAGTAGACAAGGATGATCCCCGCGCGCCCTACAAGCATCAAGCGTTCCCGGTTATGGTCTACCATGCCGAGCGCAAGCCCGCCGTGGGCGTCTGCGAACCCGGCGAAGCCGTGGCGCAGGACCAGGAAGAACTAGATATGCTGCTCAAGCGCGGCTATCGCGCCGAGCCCTATCCTCGCCCGGTGGCGCATCTCGAAGATCCGCGCCAGGAGAAGGCCGCACTGCAGCAGGAACTGAAGGAAAAGGACGGAGAACTGGCCCGCCTGCGCGATGTTTCCGCCAAACTGCTGGAGCGCATGGAAGCTCTCGAAGCCGCCGCGACCGATCCCAAGAAGTAGCCTCAGGAGGGCGACATGCCAACGGGACAAGCCGTTATTAATGCTGCCCTGGAAATCCTGGGCATCAACGAACTCGGGGGCACTCCCAGTGCCTCCGAATCTCAGTCCGCGCTCAACGAACTCAACGCGATGTGGAATGCGTGGGGCATCGATGAGGGCTTGATCTATGCCGAGATCGCCATCACCAAGGCGCTGCTCGCATCGACCGCGAGCTACACGATAGGGCCCACGGGTTCCTTCGTGGCTGCGGTACCGGGGAAAATCTATAAGGCGTTCATCATTGCCGCCGATGGCAGCCGCAACGAAATCGATGTAGTCAATGCCGGTACTTACTACGCGCACAACGATCTTTCGGCATCGGCGGTAACGCCGGATCAGGTTTATCCTGATTTCAATGTCGATCCGACGACGGGGTTTCCGGTAATTTACCTGTGGCCGGTGAATACGGGGACCCCCACCCTTCAATTGCTGGTAGGCGCTACCTTTACCACCTGGGCGCTGAATACTACCTACAACATCCCGCAGGGCTTCCAGGATCTCATCAACTATTCGCTCGCCTGGAGGCTCATCCCGCGCTTTGGGGTCATCGTGCCTGATGCGATCAAGCAGGAAGTGGCCATGCTCGCAGAGAAGGCCGAACTGCGCGTGCGCGAAATGAACAAGATGAACAGAAACCTTACGCCCGGTACGGAAATGCTACAGCCGCCGCAGCAGCCGGGAGCGAGGGCCTAGGTGACGGCTCAGGATCGCATTTATACCGCTCTCCGCAAGTGCGGGCAGTTGCGCCCCGGCTACATGTCGAACCCGGAACTACTGTCCGACGCGCTGGCCGAGTACAACGCCCTATACGACTCCTGGAACACCGAGCGCACGATGGGTTACACCATCCCGGATTACATCTACAGTGCTTCGACCAATACCAGCCTGAACGGGATCTACGGACAGAACGTCCAATGGTCGATTGGCCCATCCTTTACCGTGCTGGGGGATACCACCACCAGCAGCACGACGGTGGCGATTGCGAACACCAACGGGCTCTATATCGGGCAGTACATCACCGGCACCGGGATTCCAGCGAACAGCTATATTACGGCCTTAACGGTCAATACGAGCATTACTTTGTCGGCAGCAGCGACGGCCTCGGGGACTGGAGTGACCCTTACCATTCCTCCTTCGTTTGCCGGTCCCCGCCCCGAGGTTATTTTGCGGATGAATCTGTACATGACATCCACCAGCCCGACGCAGCCGACGCGCATCCCGCTTACGCCGATCAGCGTCGAGCAGTTCGCCAACATCAGCGTCTTGCAGATTACGCCCGTCAATGTGACCACGGTATTCTATTACGATCCCCAGTTTCCGCAGGGGGTGATTAACGTATGGCCTCCATTAAATGGGAACAGTCTCGAAATCTTTACGTGGGGATTCTTGACCCCGCCGATTTCCTTATCTACGGTCGTAATGGAGCCCCCCGGCTATCAGGACGCGATCACCTACGCACTGGCGGCGCGCCTGTGGCCGATGGTGACGCACAACATTGCGGCGAACAAGGAGACCCATCAATGGCTTCTGGGACAGGCGAAACTGGCCCGCGAGAGGGTCCAGTTCATCAACGCTCCGAGGAATACGATCAGAAATGATTTCCAGGGAGGGCAAAGTAGCAGGACCACGGGCGTAGCAGATTGGGGATTGTTATTGACGGGGCAGCCTTATTAGCCGGGTACTAGTCATGACTCCCTCCCCGGTCTTCGGGACTTAGGCCCCAATCAATTATATGCCAGGACAATGGGGATTTATCGGGCCCTCCTACGTTTCACGTGGAAAAGTTGGCGAGTGCGAAGACCTCATCAATCTGTGCCTGGAACGCATCGAATCGAATGTAGGCGCGGCGCGTCCGACCCCCTATCAGCTAATCTGCACCCCCGGCAAGGTACTGCTGTGCGAGCTTTCTGACGGCCCTATCGCGGCGGTGGCCAATTCGACCATCATCCAGCCCCGCAGCTTGGTTGATCCTAATACTCCTGATTACTTCGCCGTGGGCGGACAGACGCTTTATGCAATCCGTGGCGACTTCTCCGTTGGCAATATCCCCGTGGGTACTCCTACCACCATTGGGACCATCGATAAGCTGGTGATCGCGGGCACGGGCGGGCAGTTGATGCCGGTCAATCTGATCGTTCTGAGCCCCAACCTGTTGTTCGTGGTCACGCCCAACGGGAACGCCTACCTTGCGGCCTTTGGATCTACGATTACCGCCAGCGCGGTGAATAGCGGCGGATTGGGTTATGCTCCCGGAGATACCGGCTACATCCTCGATGGCCTGA